GGTCTAGGAGCGCATTGATCTGCTCACGGCTCATGTCTGGGTTTAATCCGTCTAGGATTGATGGCTGGGCGGCCTGAGGTTGCGGTTGAGGTTGCGGTTGCGGTTGCGGCTGCGTGGGCTTGGCCACTGCGGCTTGGTCCATGTATTGCTTTGGAATGCCTCGCGCCTCTGCTGCCCCAGCTCCAGTAAGGAAGTTGAACGCACTTTCTGCTGCGCCGAGCAGGCCGCGATTAGGCTCTGGCTCGTTCGGGATTGCCGTGACAATGGGTGGGTCGAAGTCAGGGTTTTCGCGGTAGAAGCGGGCCTGCTCGATTTCGTCCAGGTATTGCTTCGGAATGTAGATACGCGAAGCAATGCTTAGAAGCTCTTTGTATCGGTCTTCTTCTGGGGCCGTGGCGTAGGGGGATTCTACGAAGGCGCGCAGTTGCTCTTCTAGGGGGCGGCCTGCTGCCGCCTGGACGCCAGCATATCTAGGGTCTTTGCCGAGCAGGTCGGCGAAGTCTTGGAAGTTTGCGCCGGTGGGGTCGTTTTCGTTTGCGTAGCTGCGAAAGCTCTGCATCATGCGTACAGGCTTGCCGTCTACATACTCAGTTGTTTCTTGCTCTTGGCCCTTGCCCTTAATGCCGAAAAGCATGCCGCCTGGGGCGTGCTTTCCCCATCCGCTTTCTAGGGCTGCGGTGGCGATGGCCATTCGAGGGTCTTGGCCGGTGCGGCGTGCGTAGTCGATGGCGTAGGGCATAACCTGCTGGATGAAGTCACCCTGCTTTCCGCCTACATAGTAGTTGCCGGTCAAGCGTTCTGGCTTTGGAGTTGCCGCGACCATTGAGGGGCTGAGAAGTCCTTGCATTCTACATTACTCCCAATAGGCCGTTGATGCCGCCGCTCATGTATTGGCCGAATGCCGGTCGGGTCGTTGTGGCTGTTGGGGCGGGTCGCATGCTGCTTGCCGCCATTCCAAAGCCGCCTGGAACGCCCATCATTCCGCTTGCGAGGCCTAGGCCCATTTTTCCTACGCCAAGAAGGCGGTTCAGCTCTTCTTCGCGCTTTTGACGCTTGATGTCTGATGCGACGCTTAGTTGGTTCATGTAGCCTTGCTGGGCTGCGTTGGCCTCGTCGATCTTGGCCTGTTCTGCCATGAGCTGGGCCTGTTGCAGTTGTTGCTGCTGTGCGCCTGCGGTGCCTAGAGTGCCCATGCGTTGCAGGGTCAATTCCTGAGCAAGAGGGGCCGCTTGCAATTGCATGCCTAGTTGGCTTTGGCTGTAGCCTGCTAGTTGGCTGGCAAGAGATGCCCGGCGCTGTGCATCTGCCTGGGCTGCGCTGGCAAGGGTGGGTGCCATGGCTGCGGTGACGCCGCGTGCGGCTGTGTCGGCGAATGCCCCGCTGCCTAGTCGGCCTGCGCCAGCGTACTTAGACGTGATGCCGCCTAGTGCCTGCTGCGCTGCGTCTTGGACTTGCTGCTGGATGTATGGGGTGGCTTGGTAGCCGTATTGCTCTTGAAGCGCAGATGTGTCGATGCCGCTTGTGCCGCCTGCGATGCCGCTGACCGCTGTTTCGCCTGCCGTGGGCTGCTGGCCGTAGGCGGATAGCATTTGCTGATACTGCTGTTGCTCAGGAGTAAACCCGGCTACGCGCTCGCCTTGGTAGACCTGCGGCTTGCTCATTAGCTGCCCCATGTAGGTCTTCTCTGCTGCGCTGGTGCCTTTGCTGCCACCGATGCTCATTTGGTTACGTCCTTTTCATATGTTGTGTAGGCTGCTTTCCAGCCGTAGTCTTTCAAAACTCTACCCCAAGCATCGCGGCCAAAGCCTTCGATGAATGTGCAGCCTAGCTCTTTTGCGTGGGCGGTCATGGTGGTGTCGAGTTCTTTAATCCATTCTTTCATTCTTCCGCCGCCTACGAAGTCAATCGCGAGCGCCCTGGTTCTAGGGTAGATGGCCACTCTGGTTGTGCAGGCCGCGACGATCTTTGAACTGTCTTCGTCGATGATGGCCCAAACGCCGTAGCCGCCTGTGATTGCCTCGTCTAGTACGTCTGCCATTGCTATCTTCTGCGGTGAAAGCGAGACTGCTTTGCGTAGGTGGGGTGCTATGTGAGGCCAGGTTTTGCGTAGGTTTTGGATTTGTACGCGAACAATCTTCATCCTAAGACCACATAGTCGAAATCTCTGTCTGTTTGGGCGTTGTTGGCGTGGGTGACTGTGAAGTCGTTTTGGCCGATGGCAGAGACGTAAGTTGTGCCGGCTGCCGCTGCGGCGTTGGCCGTGGTTGGCATGAGGAAGATTGCGCTGTTTGTGCCGACGCGATAATCAGTTATCGTGGTCGTTGTGGTGCTTGCGGTTAGAGTGAGCGACCCCTTGACGTTCATTTTACCGTCCACTAGTGCGTTGACGACTTGGGCGACTGAGCGCGCTGTGCCGCCGGGTTCGGGAAGCTTTCTGTAGTTGACGCCTTTTCTAGCCATTAGCGGCTGCCCGATTGGTTCGCTGTGATATCTACGCCAAGGGCGTACCGCCATTCTCCGGTAATGTTTATCCGCATGCGGTGGTAGCGGCCATTAGATCGTGTTGGGCAGAAGTTTGCATCGTTGAGGGTAGACTCCGCCGTGGCGGTGGGAGCTTCGGTCTGCTTGGACCGGCTTAGCACCTGGGCTGTTACCGTTGGTGCTGTCTCGCCTGTCTTTAGCGTGACGTATGGAGTAACGCTGGTAACTAGGGTTCGCTTTAGTGGCGCTGGCTCGACTTCGGATGTTTCAAGCGTGGCATCTAGAGGAGTGCCTGTAAACGTCCATATCTTATTCCCTTTTGTCGCCCCAAGCAAGAACGAGCCGCCTTTGTAGAGGCCGGAGTCGAAGGAGACGGAATAGTCGGTGTCTAGATTGCCGGTGAGTTCCGTTTCAGATACGTTTGTTGTGCGCACTGCTGTGATGGACTGATGGCTAAGTGATGCTGAAGACCAGCTTTGCGTCGTGTAGTTGTAGATCAAGAGTTTGTCGGGTTCGCCGTCTGGGCTGCTTTTGCTGACGTACGACCAAATGACGTTTGTGTTTTCTGGATCGATGGTGGATGTGATGCGTTCGGATTTGGTTTCGTCGTAGTCGCTGAAGAAGTAGTTATCTACCTGTTCTGCGCCGATGGGCTGGCTATTGGAGCCGTTGAAGACGAAGAAGCCTTCGCGTGATAGGAAATAGGCCTGGGCCGGGCCGATGGCTGCAATGCTGCCGGGGAACGAGCAGCCGCGATCTGTTTCTACCTTCTCGAATGCGAATATCAACGGGGAGCCTACATACTGCATTCGAGCGATGGCTCGCTCCATAAAGACAACGCCGAACTCGCCGCCTACGATGCCGGTGATTTGACCAGAGTCGGAAATGGTCTGACTGTCTGCCTGGTTGACTAGGCCAGTTGTGGCCGAGCCGCTTGCGCCGTCGTCGTACCAGTAGCGCACGCCTGCTGTTTCTGGAAGAGAGGGGTTAATCTCTGACCACTGGACTTCGAAGGGTCCAATGTTTGCGCTGCTGGTGTGGGCCGTGACGATGAAGTCTTTGACGGTGGCGATGTACTTGGCTTGCGGGCTGTCGGTTAGGTCTTGGAAGGTTGCTGCCCCGCCTTGGCTCAACGTGTTGATTTGCAAGGGGATTGTCGTGCCGCCCGCTGCAATGACGTTGTTGCCGAAGGTAATGAATTTCCAATTTGGGATTGCGGTGTAACCGCCGGTCTTGGAAATGTCGCTTAGGGTGCCTGAGCCTGCCGCGAGGTGTTCTAGCGTGGATGCCGTGCCTGCGTAGACTTGGATGGCGTCTGAGCTGTCCTTGAATGCTGCGACGCTTAGGGGTCTAGTGGTGGCGGCGGTTTCGCTGCTGTATTCGGCTAGGCTGCCGATAGGACGATAGCCGCGTACTGCCGGGAATACGTTTTGGGCGACTGTGCTGCCGGGGTTGTTGAGGTCGCTTTGGTCTGGGAGCCATTGGCCGAAGGGGATCATGCGTAGCGTCTCCAAAACGGTTCGTCACAAACTTGATCTACCCATAGCTCGCCTTTGACTTCTGGGGCCGCTGTGATTGATGCGGTTGCTGCGATTGTTGCGATGCCGCCAAGGCGTAGGCCGCCGGATGCGGCTGCGGAGGCTGCTGCAATCGCTGTGGCCGTTGCGCCGAATGTGACAGATGCTGTCGCTTGCGCTTGAGCTGTTGCGCTGATGGATGCCGCGCCCTGCTCTGCCGTTGTGAGCTGGGCCGATGCGGTTGCTGTTGCGGATGCGGTCGTTGACGCGACTGTGTAATTCGCGTCTAGGGTGGTGGTGGCTGTTGCTGCTGCGGTGGCCACGCCGCCACGGGTGATTGTTGCTTCTGCTGACGCAGATGCTGAGGCCGTGACGGCTGCCTCGCCCTGAATGCCGCCGCCTGCCGTGGCTGATGTGCTGGCGGTTGCCGTGATGCTGGCTGATGACGGCTTTGTGGCTGAAGCGGTGGTTGTCGCGTCGGCTGTGGCGGTGATGGCTGCCGCGCCGCCACGGGTTACAGACGGCGTGGCTGATGCGCTGGCTGCTGCTGTTGCGGTGGCTGACGCAGGCTTTGTTGCCGAAGCTGTGGCGGATGCCGTGGCTGACGCGGATGCTGTGCAGATGACATCGACGCCAGACAGGAGGTCTAGGTAGCCTGTCTGGAGGTCTAAGTAACCGCTTATGTTGTCCATGTAAGCCACGGCTTAACCCTTTGTTTTTGTTGGGTTTTGCGGCTTAGTCGTGGGAAACGGTGAGGTTGCCTGACTGGATTTCAAACGTGTCGCCGTTGTTGATGACCTTACTGGTGGTCAGCGCGCCGTGGTACAGAAGGTTTCCAGCGGTTGAGGCGTCGTAGATGCCGAAGTGGGTGATAGTTCCCCAGTTGGCTGTTGCGGTCGGGAATGTGATCGTTGCGCTGGTAGCTGCCGATCCGCTGGATGCCGCTGCAAAGGTTGCTGCCTGGCGTGCGTATGCCGTGCCAGACGTGGAAACTTCGTTGGCCGTAGTGTTTGCGTCGCTGAACGATGCGGTGGCTAGGGCAACGTAAACTGCTGACGGGACGGGGTATTCTGCTGTGCCTAGGGCGTGGTCTAGCAGTTCATTTTCAAGGTAGTCAGAAAAAGCGGCCATGTCTTAGGCTCCATAATTTGATGTGATGGCGATATGGCCCGAGCCGTATCTGCTTTTGTTGGTGTCGTCGCGGATTTCTTCGATTGAGCGGGAAAGGGCTTGATCGTAGAATTGGGCTTTGGCCTCGTCTTGCAAGAAGATGTAGGCTTGGGCTAGAGCGCCGTAGAGATAGGCGTCTGGGTGCCGCGTTAGAATCGTGTTGGTGCCGCTTTCGCTGCCAGAAGATAACGAGGCAATGGCTTCGCCGTAGATTAGTTCTACTTCGGTTGCCGTGGTTTGCACTGGGCGTAGGGCGATCTCGCAACCAATGACCGTGTAGGCTTGGGGTGTGCCTGTGGCGCTGTTGGAGTATTGCGAGAAAAGGTCTTCCGGGGATTTGTATTCTAGGGTGCGGGTTGGCGTGCCTGGAATGCGCAAAGACCTTAGCGCTCTAAGGTCTGTCGGAAGGCTGATAAATTCATCGTTGGCTGGGAAGGTGGCCCTGGCTCGGCGCTCTTGTGATCTAGTCTCGAGGGTGCGGCTGAGGCGAGCTTCGGCCATTTGGATGAATGTGGGGATTTGACTGGTGAGGTCGTCGCGGGCGAGGTAGCTGGCTACGGCTGACTTCAGCTCGCTGTAGGTGCTGATGGTCATACTGTGCCGCCACCTGTTCTAAAGAAGCGGTTGTCGTAGTCGTTTAGCCAACGCTTCCATTCCGTAGGATTGTCTTTTGGATGCCCAAACTTTGCGACTAGCTGATAGTACAATAGTTCGGGGATGTCGGCAACCTTGCGCTGGTGGCGTTGGGTGTTGCCGATGAGACTACCTTTTTGGAAGTCGTTCGCCGCGCGCTTGTTGGCGTCCAGGATGCTGGAGACTTCTTGGACGTTTTCGACGAGCATCTTGTCGTCGCCGTCAAACTTCAAGAAGCTGGTCGTCTTGTTGTTTGGGTCGTGTGATAGCGTCTTTTTCACGAAGTGACGGGGGCTGTTAAGCCCCCGCTCCTCTTACGGCTTAGGAGCCGGTCAAGTCGTAGATTGCTGCGTGGGCCTTGGGGGCCAGGACTTTTACGCCCCATTCGCAGATGATTTGGAACTTGGTGCTGTCGCCGGTCTTGGCCAGGTCTTCTACCTTGAAGTTACGGCCAGGCAGGTTGACTACTGAAGCGTAGTTGGTGTCCAGCAGGTACAGCGCGCTGTCGGGTGCGAAGCGGTCTACGACGACATCCAACTGGCCGAAGTCGGTCAGATACACAGAGACTGCGCCGACGACTGAGGCGGGCTTGGCTGCGGTTTGGTTGATCTGGTTATCAACTACGCTGGTAGATGCTAGGCCGAGATCGGAGAAGGTCGCCTTGTTCTTGGGCGAAACTACCATGATGTTCGGTTGGCCGCCGTCGGTGAAGGCTTCCTGCATCTGCTCGTCGATCAGGCTCAAAGCCAGGGCGCGGGCTGTTCCGGTGGTCGGAATGTTTGCGCCTGCGTCTGAGTCTAGGTCGTACGCACCGAAGTTATAGCCGGTAGCTGCTGCGTCGGCTGGAGCTGCGGTAGCGCCTGCGGTGTTCATAGACGTTTGGTCTTGAGTGTCCGCAGAGAAGTTAGAGATGTAGGCTGCCAGGGTGCCGGTGGTGCGGGCTGAAGAGCCAGAAACACCTGCTGCGCTGACTTGCGGGGTGAGAATGGTTTTCTCGATGTCGCGGCGCAGCTCCAAGCCCTTCAGCATTTTCTGGTAGGCTGTTTCGCGGGTGCGGCCTGCGGTGTCT